TATTACGCCTTAATTCTTTTTTTTTGGACATGAGCATATTTTATAGGATATGCAGTTTTTATCACCCAAAGATAACGCAAATCCAAAGGGGCTCATGGACATTTTTATTTAACAACAACGAACACAAAAGCTTATATCGAGTGAGGTTTCGAATCCTCTAGAGTTTTAGCTCATCATCCGATAATCGATATATGTGGGCTCGTGTTATTTCTTTTATTTAGCCTTTATAACATAAGTCAAAGAATATCTCAAGTAAAATTTTCAACAAATTGGCCTGATAAATCTCTTTTTCTAGTTTTGGCTATATTCTTCATAATTAATATTCTTGCTTCATTAGAATTTAGTTTTTCTTCACATAATTTTAAAATTTCGTCTATTTTTCTTGCTCTTCTTTCTCCCATGAATGGCTTTAATTTTTCCATCCATAAAATAGCCTTATTTCCTCCAATAATTGCTCTATAATTAATCTTCTTAGAAGTTCCATGTGGTTTGCAAATTTGTAACTTACATTCCCACATGGAACATACCTTTTCTATTACATCTTTATCTGTCATACCTAAACAGATTCTTGCATATTGATATGTTTTACCATTACTCGCATGATTATTATATAAATGAAAATATCCTTCACCCTCTAATATTCCTGCTAGCCATAATAATTCATATTCTTTACTCCATCGTTCCATTATCTAATTCTAGGTTATTTTTAGTATTATTCCAACCTCCAATAAAACCAGAAATTAAAGAAGGTCCAGCACTATCAAAGCCAACAATATCTAACATACCAGAATCATTAGGATCAGCTATTGAAAATCCTGTACTTGTCATCCCAACTACTACAGATTTAGTATTAATGCCGCTAATTTTTCTATATCTATTTAGTGCCTGAACTGGATGTTCTCTTCCTGCCCATGTTTCATTGTCCGTATAAAGAACTACCGCATCAATGTCAAGATGATTATCAATTGCATGAGAAAATGGAAGAGAACAATCTGTTCCAGAAAACCCTAGTCTACTGATATAATTACAAACATCATCAAGACGCTGACATGCAGATATTGTTAATGGAGAAATAGCAGAACTTCCATAACCATAAAACCCTCTTTGAGATGTTCCTGCGGTAAATCCGACTACTGTTACATTAGGTTCTACTGCAAGAGTAACAAGAGCCATTGCTGCAGATGCTTCTCGGCAAGTAAGAGAAGAACCTCCCATTGGTGAAGTCATAGATCCTGACACGTCAAGAGCTAACATAATTCGTTTACCAGTTGCCTCAACATTTTTAAATGAAGCATAGAATGCTTTATCTAGAGCATCGATAACTGGAACGACTGGACTCCATCTTTTATTTCCCATAACACCATGTCCACTTTTATAAACTGCAAGAGCTTGCAGAATATTAAAGGGATGAACACGAGATTTATGTAAATTTTGCGTGTCAGTTAAACGTTCAACAACATCCTTATAATTATTAAACGATATTGCTTCACATGCAGTCATGTTACCAAGATTTCTAATCAAAGCCGTTAAGCCAAGATGAGGAATCATTGCATTCCATACTTTAGGTTCTGTAAGTGCCCAAGTAGGAATAGCTTCCCATGGTAATTTATGTTCTGCAATTAACTTACACAACCTTTTTGTTTCACTTTTATCCAAAGACATTGCAGCAGTATGTGCTTGGATAAATTTTGGAAGATCTTCTGTATCTCCTTCAAACTTACCACGCATCCAACGATAAAGTGCTTGACGTTCAATGCTAGCTCCAGCACCTTTATGTGAAACTTCAAGAGCACGTTTATGCGTGAATCCTTCTCTTTGGCGATATTTAATAGCCTGAAAAGCTACTTGTTCTGTATTACGTTCTGAATACCAGCGTGCAATTGCACGTTTCATACCACGTCCATAACCTTTTCCAAGTGAACGGCAATTTTCCATCCATTCAAAAAGATGAGATGCAGTTCGGCACACTTTTTGAACAGCATTCATTGCAAGCTGACGAGCTTGCATATTAGGACTTATAGCACCAAGGGCAAGAGCAAAGAGAATTGGTGATTGTTTTGGTGCACGTCCTTCAACAGAAATTTCAACAATTCTTTGTGCTGTTCTGATAGGATCATCTTCCCAACACTGTTTTACAACATTAACATTCTGTTTTGTAAGTTGTGGTGCTTTTTGATAATATGTTTGTGCATCACTACCAAGTATTAACCAACGATCAAGACGTGCCCATTGATCAATCGCAAAGACAAATCCACCGGCATTATTAATAACTTGTTTTTTACCAACAATTGGTTGTGACTGAGGAGTCGCAGTAACTTTTGGAGCATTTGGACGTAAAATTCTTGAATATTTAGCCATTGCATATTATCCTTTGGTTTTTTTAAAGGTTACAGTATTAAAAAGTATATAAGGCTTATTAGACATGAACGTAGTATTAAGAATCAGGTTTTTTATCCTGACCATTAGACGACACCCCAATAAAATAATTGGATGGGGCGCTTGGAATCGAACCAAGATCTCCTTTGTGAAAAAAAGATAACTAATTCTTTAGGGGCTCATTAACTCTTTATTTTAAATATAATGTGATTTGAACATAGGATTGAAAATCAGTGTTTTTACGACATTTACAAGTTGTTTTGATAACTAATTTTCTTGGGCTCAAACCTTTAGCAATCCGCCGGATTGCAATCATAAGAATAAACACAGGAATGATAATAGAGGTTTTTACGCTTACTTTTGTTAAGTATGTTAAGATAATCTATTATCTTGGGCTCATTCTTTGTTCTTGTCTCTATTTATGAGAGAAATCTATCATGATCCTCATACTTTGTCAATATTATTTTCACTATTTTCGATATTTTCTTTATCTTTCTTTTCTTCTACAGTCTGAACAAGAGCTTTAGTAGGACCAACACCAGGAGGAGTATTTGTAATTAATCTCAGTAAAGCCATTAAGATTCCCATTCCAATTGCAACACCACCTGCTTTAGGATTATTTAAAAAATCTATCCAATTTGTTTGTGCCAAAAGCCCAAAAACAATTGTTAATCCACTAGCAACAAAAGTTCTATAACCAGTTAATACTGCTGTATCTATTGTGATCTGTGCCATTTATATTTTTCCTGTTTTAATATCCTCTAATATCTTCTAAATTAAAATCTGCTGCAGAAGGATCAAATGTTCTTGCACATCTTTCCATACCAAAATAACCACGTTGATTAGAAATTATTATAGTTTCATTAATTTTATATTTTTTAGTATCATGGGTATGACCATGAATCCACATTTTTGGTTTATATTTTTCAATTAATTTATGTTGATTAGAACAATATGCATCATCCATATTTCTACTTTCCATTAAAGACATATAAGAAGGTGCATGATGTGTAATAACAATACAAGGAAGATTATTTGCTGCTTCTAATTCATTTTCAATATATTTTATTGACTTTTCATGTTCTTTATTTATATCAAAAACATTAAATTTTCTTCCATGTATTTTATGAGTAAATTCATCAGTATAATCATCATCAGAAGAAAGTTGTGTTTTTATTACATGGCAATCATTCATTCCTTCTTGAATAATCATATGTTTAGCTGTATTGCATCCATAAGTGCTCCAACATGAACTTCCTATAAATTTAACACCCACTATAATTATGCTTTCATTATCTAATAAAGTTAAATTAGGAGCATGTAATGATAAGTATTCTTTTAAAATTGATGAAGTATTTTCAAAATTTCCTTGATAATGTTCATGATTCCCTTTTACATAAAGAATATGTTTATATTTACTCAATTCTTCCTTGCAAAATTTTTCATATTTTTTCTTTTCAGATCTAGATCTTGCATCTGTATGAAATTTATGCATATGTGCTGCAATAAATATATCACCAGCTAAAATAAGAATATCACCTTTTGGTATATTTTTTAAAGTATAAAATTCAAGATGAAGATCTGACATGATAGTGACATGATAATTTATTTTATTTGGAAAATTTAACTTTGCAAATTCGCCAAAAAATTCTATTGCTTTTTTATCATAAGCCTTGGCTGCTTCTATAGGATCATTAAAATATCCTATAAAATGTGTTTTATCTATACAATTAATTCTACTGCACCACTTATTATGATCTTTTTGCCAATAAACTCCTTTAAATCCAGATTTATTATTTTTTTGTTTCTTTCTATTAATTAAATTTTGGCTATGTGTTGATAATCGTAAATTATCCCATCTATTATCATCTTTAATAGTATTTTTGTGATCAATTTCATCAACCCATTCACCTGTCATATAATACCAAGCAAGTTGATGTGCATAATATTTTTTTCGGTTGATCATAATTCTTATATAGCCATGATCTTTACAACCGGCCATATGTCTATTTCTTACTCCTGCCTTTTTTCTTTTCCAAATAAAAATACCAGTATCAGTATTATAATCTAATATTTCTTTAAGAAACGTTATTGATAATTCAAACATTAAATACCATTAATAAGTTAACATGGTAAAGTGAGCAGCAATATAACGTCCAACATAATACATCCATACAACACCATCCCAGAATCCACAATTTGGTTGATGACCAACATAAAATGCACCACCTAACCAAACTATAAAAGGAAATGTAATCTTAGAATATGTGCTTATTTCAGTTTCGGTTTTATTAGCCATTAGTATTTCTTTCCCTTTTCAGTAGAACGATTTTCTAATTTGTAAAGTTTTTGACCAATTATCATCTGTTAATGGCGCTTTACACATCCTACATCCTGGACCTGAACCGCTCATTCGGCCATCTGCCCATATTTCCATTAATATTTTTTACCACCAACATCTGATCTTTGTTCAAGTCGATGGTCTTTCCTATGTTGATTATATCTATTCTTCTCTATAAAAGCACCAGCAACATCTAAGTTCAGAGCACCTGCAGTATCAAGTACTCTTATGATTAAATCTGCAAATTCTACTTCGCGACCATTTCGATGGGGAAGATGTGAATCCATAAGCCCTTTTCTGTCGGCCTCAAGAGCCTCTGATAGCTCTGAATGCATAAGAGCAATAACTTCACCGAAGTTGCGTTTTATATTTTCACCTGTATGTGGATTTTTATACCAACCTGCATCATCTGCAGTTTTATGGGCAAGAAAAATTGCAGAATTTAATCCATAATAAGTATCTTGTTCGATTGCATCCATATTTTCTGGTGTTTTATCCATTTCTTTCCTTAATTTAATAATGTGAAAATTGATTAAATAATTTATTAGCAGCAATAATATAAGAAAAATAAGCAGCCACAGGACAGTTAAAATAACCTAAAAAATAAACTTTATTTTCTTTTATTATTTTAGATATCCATTTTTTACGTTTACTATTCCAATGAACGCCTTTATATCCTGATTTATTATTTAATTGTTTTGGACGATTAGATCTATTTTGACTTCTTGTAGATAATCTTAAATTACTCCATCTATTATCATCTTTAATGGTATTTTTATGATCAATTTCTTGTAAAGGATATTCTCCTGTTAATATATACCATACTAATATATGAGCTTTATATGATTTATAATCAATTTTAATAATTAAATAACCATCTTTATCTCTACAACCAGCAATTTTTCCTTTTGTTTTATTTTTTCCTTTATTAATTTTCCATATTAAACTTCCTGTAAATATATCATATTTTAATATAGAATCTAAATATTCAATTGAAAGATTTATTTGTTTTATCAAAAAAATAAATGTCTGCACGTACCCTTTTGTGCAGACACCCCCATTTTTTTAGCAGTTTGGTTCAGTGCAACATTCTCTTGCACTACTATTCCTTACATGCCAACATATTGCTTCTGCTTTTGTTGAAGCTATAATTTCAAATGACACAGAAGCTATAAAGACCATAAAAATTGTAATAATAGTGATCTTCTTCATGTTATTCTTTTTCTTTCTTGGTTAAAATTCTTACTCTATCACGAAAAACTGTAGCAATAGTAAGTCCAAAAATGGCCAAACAAAACCATAAAACAACAAATAAAGGAAGAGGCCAAATTATTATAGTTGCAAACCAAATAAGAGAATAAGACGGAACACCAAGAATAAATGCTGTTAATATTCCACAAGAACAATAAATAATTAACATTAGTAAAATGAATATAGTAACTGCAATATTATCTTGTATTTGCATTTGTCTAAGTGTCATGTTAGTTCTCTGACTTTATTTCCGTATATTTCTATTAAATAGTTTTCGCACCATTCATAATCAGGCTTATCAGGAAGTATAGAGTTTTTTGCTGCTTCCTTTACTTGTTCAAGAAGTTGTTCAATTTCTTCTGCTACTTCCTGATATACCACATTTCCTTGCTTTATGTCAAGTAAATGTTGTCTGTCTGGTCTTGGAAAAGTGATAAATCCAGTAGAAAGATATTCAATAGATTGTGTTCCAACTCTTACGGCATGAGAAAGAGCTTTCCAATCAATTCCTTCTTGTTTTTCTGCTTGAAGAGCACGTTTTCCATATTCTTCTAATACTTTTTTATAAACAGAATATGCTTCAATTATCTTAATGGTATAGGGAACTTTTCTTCCACACACTTCTAAGTGTTTTATAGGAACTGTTTGATTATATGGCATAATTTCAACTATTGATGCATATTCTTCATTCTTAGCAAATATTTCCCATAGATGTTCATATTCACCTATTTTAGAATGCCATCCATGTTCATTTCCCTTACTTTCCAAAAGAATTACAATGCTTCTGATTGCAGAAACACGTGATCCTTTTATTCCATATTTGCTTGCTTGTTTATAGGCATAACCAAGAAAAGCATCTGCCTTTTTCGACATTAACTTTTCTTTATTATTCCAAATGAATTTCCATTGACCACAATAATCAAATCCGTCCTGTAATAATGGTGTAGAAAACATTATTTCAAGAGCAACTGTTTGTCCTTCCTGAAAGAGAGAAAAATATTTACAGAGAGAATAAAATTCTTCATCTCTATCAGAAGAACTATTTTTTTCAGTAAGCCCACATGGATTAGATGGCTTAGTATGAAAGGATTTACTCTTTTGTACTTTTCCCAAAAGAATATCTTTCGCAGAAGGAATATATACACCACGTATATCTGTGTCTGAATTAGGCGTATTTGTACCGTAAAGCCTTGATCCATGAACAGTTGTAATCATTTTATTCATGATATTCTCCATACCGTGCAAATTCACCAAATAATTCTAACGCTGTTTTATTATAAACATTAGATGCTTCTTTAGGATCATCAAAACGACCTAAATAATGATGTTTTTTATTTTTTCCAATTTCTGCTTGCCATTTTTTATATTTTTTATTCCAATAGACTCCTTTATATCCTGATTTATTATTTTTATTTTTTAACCGGTTAGCACAGTTTTGACTTTAAGAAATTTTAATAATAACATATTTTATTCATTATCCCATTAAAATAAAAATACCAGCATCGTTTTCTTTATATTCTGGTGGACGTTTCCTTATTCCAGTTTCATACATTGCTTCATTAAAAGCATTATCGATTATTACTTCATCTGGTAGCATTATACCACCATGCTTTTTTCTATATTCAATAAATTGTTTAATCAACTCTTCAAATTTATACTGAATGGTATTACAATTAATTATATTATCATTTATATCTGATTTCATTTTATTATTTTCTTTAATTTATTATATTTTCTTAAGAATAATGTTTGACTCTTATGCCATCCCCATGGATTTATTGTTATAAAATATGGTTCAGCGCTCAACCCCCAGTCTCTTTTTGATTCTGACATTAATTGAAGTTTCTCTGTCCATAACATTCTATCATCTGCTTCTTTAATTATTTTTTTTACAAAAATATACTCTTTAAATGGAATGTGCAAGGCATTAAATATTTTATTTAATATTTTTTCCTCAAAGGAATGAAGGTTTTCGTTCTTGAGCGGTCTAATGATATCCCCCATATATGCTTCTGCCGCATCATGTAAGAGTCCGAACATTTGTATTTTTGGTTCATATATTATCAGTTCTTCAGAAATAAGAACACAATGTTGAGCCACACTATAGAAATCTTTACAGGCACCATTAAATCTACAAATCTTTGATAAATGAGCTGCTATATCTTCTATTGTTATTTGTGAAAGATCATCTGAATCAAAATCAAATGCAAGTCCACTATAGGTTTGCATCCAAACCATAATTACTCCATAAATTATTTTAAATAATGTTTATTTTTAATTATGATACAAATAATAGCCACTAGACTACCAATCATACCACCAACTTCAAAATTAGCAGGAGGATATGAAAAATCAAATAATAAACTTCCTCCTATTCCTCCTGCTAAATATCCAGTAATAATTAATAAACTATTTAATAAATATTGCATTATTATATTCTCCTGTTTCTACATCAATAATACTAAAGTATGATCTTGATCTATTAAATTATATTCGATAATTTTTGAAATAACTTCCCAGTCACCACCAGCTAAACCAGCACCAATTTTAGGATAACCAATTCTTAGACCATTATACGCAAATGCAATTTTTTTAAAAACTGCGTCTATTGCCCAATAATCACATTGAATTTCATTTCTATTCCATGGATATTGTGTATATGCATTAACAACAGTAAATGTATGCTTTCCTCTGCAAATATTTGCAAATGTATAAGTTCCTAGTTTTCCCTTATCTGCAAATGCTGTTTGTTTGTCGGCTTCATATGCTTCTGGAAATTGTTTCAGAATTTCTAGAGCAATTCCAGCACCAAAATTACAGAAACAATTACAGCCATGAATGATGACATCAAAATCATCATTCATGGCCATATAAAGCAGATTACCATTTACTATTTTCATTTAGGAACTCCATTATACATAAATTTTAATCGCTCTTTTACCCATTCAAATGGACAGTTTTCATAAAGCCATATATCAACTTTAACAGGCGTGTTTGTTATTGGTCCTATACCTCCATCATATGGAGGAGTAGGATAAAAATGCCTACAATATTGCGGACGTTTGGAAGTTGCTACCCAATGGTGTAAATCACACCATTGGTCATATGTTCCATATATTTTATCTATTCCGGCCATTTTCTTTTCATTTATCTATAGTTCATTTATTTTTGATTATTTATTGTTGGTTCTCCCCCGTGGATTCGAACCACAATCTATGGAGTCAAATTCCATCATTCTGCCTTTAAACTAGGGGAGAATATTTTATCTATCTTTCATCATCATTTTTTATCCCAATTGTCTATTTAACCATTCTCTGAATTGTCTGAAATGTGAATAATTATATGCAACTACTTCTCCTTCTAATAGAATATTAGATGTTCCACGTGTACGAATATGAACAACTGGTTTTAAAGAAGGCGATGATAATGTTATACTATCAACAGATTGCCATTCAACTTTTCCATTAGGTTTTAACACACATAGAAAATCATCAAGGCAAAGTTCATTTACACGTTTAGCACCATGCATGGTTTTAAACTTATGTTCTATTGTTGCTTCTGTTATCTTTGAATGTCCATATGGAATATTATAAAGAAAATTTTTATCTCTTATAATTTTCTTTACTTCAGTATTAACTAATACACCATTTGGATCAAGAGATTTAACTTCATCTCCTATTTCTAAATCTCCTATTTCCTTTAAGGAATCATCTGCCATACGAATACGAGATAAAGGAGAGTAACAACAACCTTCTCTCGATTTATCTCCTCTGGCCGATGCTCCCCAACCATCGCCGCTGGCAGATGCTCCCCAACTGCCACGGCTATTATCGTTATCACCCTTACCCATTTCTATGCTCCCTTTTTCGTGCTTTCGTGTTAAAAATGAAGGTTCGAATAAAATTCGAACCTTCAACCTCAAGATTATATCAAAAGTGTGTCTAAATTATGGTGGTCCTCCCGGAGGAATTCGAATCCCCATTCTCGCTTTAGAAGAGCGTTGTATTATCCATTATACTACGGAAGGTTAAAAGTTCGAAAGTTACATGCTGGTTTATTAACCATTGATCGTTAGAGATTACTATCACAGTTGAACTTTGCACCGCAACAGCATTTGATACTTATCAACATGCCAATAGACGTAGGAGTGAATGAATATGTTCTACCACTTCCGATTGCACCATATGGCGAACATGTTTCTGGTGTTTCATAATCCTGCATTTTATAATTTAATATAATTGGACATTCCAGTTCATGTTGTTTTTCCCACTGATCCATTTGTTTCATTTCATCATCAGTAACATCAAAGGAATACATTTATCTTCCTTTTCTTATCCAATTTCCATCTTTTAAAAGGGAGATCCAAATCTTTTAATTGCAATATTTAATATTTTTATTTCATCTGTCAGGAAGTTTTTTTCCATAAATGGTTTATATTTTTTAAGCTTGAATTCTATATCATTTAGAAGAGGATCATCAGCCATAAATGTTATTCCATATACATTTAATAACATATAAAGGACATAAAGAGTTTCAAAAGAAATCAGATGTGAAGAATAACATTTCAAGAAATTATAAAAATTAATAGGAATATTTTTAAATACATCACTATCAAATTGTTTTATTTCTTCGGAAAGAACATAAGAAAATGATTCTTTTCTCTTTTTCCATTCAATATAATTCTTCTCAGATTCTTCTGACGAGTTTAACTCAAAGATCCATATCTTTGGTTTTTGAATAATATTTGCCAGAATAAAGTTCTGAAGATCTGTCTTTTTACTTAATTTTTGCCATTGAAAGAAATCTTTTCTTTTAGCAAAATTATCTGCTTCTCGCCAATTAAATTTTACATTTCCAGAATATTTTATATAGTCATAATCACTATTAAAATGATGCCTTAAGGCCATAAATTCTATATATGTATCAATTACAGAAGTCATATTAATTATTCCCTCCAAAATTCATGCCATTCTTCAAAAGAAACCCATGATATTTTATGACCATTCAAATGAGCATCAAAATCATCATTATAGACGGCAATCCAAAATTGTTTCTTAGGAAACCAATACATTATGGCATAATCTAAGTTAAATTGAATCACTTGCTCAACCATCATAATTCCTAAACTGGAAAGGTGTTTGCAGTAACTGCTGAAGGTTTTAGAAGATGATTTCCTTCACTTTCTTTTTGAAGTTTTGCTTTCAGTTCTGGATCTTTTTTAATTAGATGTGCAATTTCTTCTGTTTCAACATCATTCTGTGCACACCATAACATAATTGCTTCTAAATAATTTATTTTTTTAGATATTTTGAGTTCTTCAATTTGTTTACTGATTGAAGATACTTTTTCAGAAGTATCACTTTTTCTTTTGATTATTCGTTCTATATTCATTAAATTCCTATATTCTTTATAATCCTTTGGAAATAATTAATGTTTCGAGAGACACGAGTCAGGATCGAACTGACGTAGCAGATTTTGCAGATCTGTGGATAAACCACTCTCCCATCGTGTCTTAAATAGACAATGGCCGCTAGGATGAAAGGCTGAGAAGCATCCTAGCGGCCTTGAGAGAGGATATTCAGCGGGAATCAACTCTCTCAATTTGATCGGTGACGGCTTTTCTGTTGCCGTTAACACAATATTACACATTTTTTTATGAGTGTCAACTTCTTAATATAAATACTTATGACTATCGCGGAGTGCTTTCCCATAGTCTCTAAATCTTTCAAGGAGAATCAGCATGAATAATTATTCTAGTTATATTTATATCTGGTATGATATTAAAGCAAAATTTTTTTATATTGGTGGTCATAGTGGAAAAATAGAAGATCGATACATTTGTTCTAGTAAAACTATGTTAAGAGCATACCAGAAAAGACCAAAAACATTTAAATTTAAAGTATTACAATATATTAATGGGACTATTAAAGATCTTCGTATTGCTGAACAATATTGGCTTAATATGATTAAAGATGAAGAATTAATGCTTACAAAAAATGTTAAAAATAAAACATGTCGTTATTATAACGTAAAAAAGAATGCAGCAGGTGGTAATGGAAAAGGAACGAATAAAGGTAAATCACATCAAGCATGGAATAAAGGAATCCCATGGTGGACAAATGGAATTGATGAAAAACAAATAAAAGAATGTCCAAATGAAAATTGGTTTTTAGGAAGAAAAGAAGAAATTCGAAAAAAACATTCTAATACACTCATAGGAAGAAAAAAGATATATAATAATGATGGTTCTTGGTTTTGGAAAAAGGGTCCGTTATTTAATAGGGTGGAACCCATACCCCAAATGACTTAACTAAGCAGCAAGTTTCCACTCACTGTATAAGTTGTTGTCATTAGCAGCTTTTAGCTTTGCTTTTATATTTTTGAACTGATTTTCGGTCGTATCTTACCGGAAACTCCACATATCTACGTTATCTAGACGATTCCCAGTACACCCCCATTAAAGATATATATGGTGGAAGTGAGGAGAGTCGAACTCCTGTGCTATAATAACTCCTTATGCTTCATCGTTTCAAGGGTATTTATATTCTGTTGAAGCTTTGCTGTCAAGAAAAGAATCGATGCTCGGATATTTACCTGCAACCGACTCTATCACATTCTCTTGCTCATGATATTTTTTTATTCATTAACATTAATGTCTTCAATTGCCTCAACAATTCCATAACCAACAGTTGGATTAAACTTTACCATTTTTTCTAATGCAAGAATTGCTTCCTCATTGTCTGTGAAATATGGATTAGTAAGACCACATTTTTCAGCAGTATATGAGTAAGGATAAGCGGTTTCAGATGCACGTAAAGGAGCTTTACCATCAGGATAAATATGTTCTGCATACTTTACAATGATGAGCTTTTTCATGTTGTCAGCCTTTCATTTTTCCATCTTTTCTTATTTTATGCCTGATCTTCTCTATATATTCTTTTATGATGATGTTTATGTTTGACGTGAACATGATGCTTATGGTGTTGATGTTGTTTTAATTTAGCAGCATGTCTGTGATGATGTTCGGCATGATATCTTTTGTTTTGACCATAAGATACTATTTCTAAACAAA